GCCGCTGGCATGGTAATTGTCACCGTCTTTATGCACGATTCCCCACTCGTAACACATTTCCATTAAGGACTCCAGTTTTTCCAAGTTTCCCATGATCCGGATTCGCTTGCAATCAATGATGTGGATCTTGTCACCAACACGTCCGCCCAGCACCATGACGGTGTAGTCGTTGCGTTCTCTGACGCCAGCAGAAAGGTCAACTCCAATTCCTAAAGCGTCAAAGTCAGTTGAAATTTTTCCTTTAACAATTAAGTCTGGCGAGATCGATAGCTCACTGGTTTGAACAATCTGGTTTTGATATTGAAAACTAAAACTGATGGGAGCTTGGCGCCGCCGATCTTGAAGATATTCCAAAGACCACATTTCAGGCCAATAAGAAATTTCATCTCCGCTATCATCAACAGTGATTGAGGATTGAACGATTTGAACCCAGTCATTTACAGGGGTGAATGTGGTGTTGTGAATGTCATCATGACGAAACCTAGTGCCAAGGCAAATGGCCCTACCACCTTCAAACATGGTGGGAACAATAACTGAGTTCCAGTTATCTTCCATCATTTGCCGGATGTCCCTATTTTTAATATCGTCAGCACTTTTGACCACGTCGTCAAGGATACATAAGTGGCTACGTTTAGAGGTCACGGCACCTTTAAGACCTGCACAACAAATGGTAAATTCTTCTTCACCAGTAGATTTAATACCAGCAAATTTCCAGTCAATGCTCCAATATTCGTTGGAGTTAATACCTTTAGCAATTTTTACAGTAGGAAAAATTTCTCTATAGATTTTACTTTCTTCGATGATTCGTTTGATAGCAGCACTCTTGGGCCGTGCAACATCAACCGTGTAAGAAATATAAAGAATTTTTAGCGGTTTTTTATGAAGTGCGTGTACTCCAATTGACCAAGCTGTGTATAAACCAAGAACAGTACTCTTGGCTGATCCACGTGGTGCCAAGATATCAATATTGGGTCCACCTATGCCGATTAAACACTCGGTGTTATCACCAGTACAAAGATAACGATGCCACTCTTTATGGTGAGCAGCAGGGGGTTTATCTCCTACAACATCACAAAAATAAGCAAAATCAACACGAGCCCTTTCAATGTCAATACCTGATGATTTTTTAACAACTTGTTGTTTTGCCGCAGCACGCGCTGTCCTACGGTAAACGCTATAGATACTGGTGCCTGCCATGCGCTTACCTTAGCGCATTAAACCTCAGGATTCTTCTTGCAGTATCTTTGTCCACACACCCATTGAGGCTTCCTGAAGCGGCCCTTCGATCGGGTCGTCACGGAAGATTAAAAGCATCTCCCTGAGCGCACGATCAGCGCCAGCAAGGATTAAACCTTGTTTATCGGTAAGGTGCTTTTCATCATTTAGTTGTTTGATGGTGCCCCGGAGTTCTTTTTGAAGCATGGCAATACGAGCTGCTCCCATATCCTGCTTGATCATGCCAAGATCAATAGCATCTCGTAACTTGGCAATATCCTGCTGCATGGAATCAATTTCCATTTCCATGATTCCATTAAAGTTTCTTTTCTTGAATTCTTTTTTAGCCCATTCATCACATTCCACAATGGAACCTGTAAACCCGAGAAAACGGGAATACAGATACATTTGAATTGGAGAACTGACTTGTTTACAGAAAGCAAGAAAGGATTCGCGGTCTTTTTCGGTTAAAGACTGGATCCAGTCGGTCATGCGCGGTAAGCGTTCTGTGATCGACTATAGTCTAAATTATTCTGGTAACGACGGTACATTTCTCCTTGAAGATTTGTTGTACGTGCCTCTTCACCTTGCACTTGATAGCCAAGACGGTTCTCTGCGGCAGTAGCTTGCGTCTTGCGGATATCCTGAGTCGTATTGAATTCGTTGTTGGTCCGATCAAGCTGGGCTCCCAGAATAGCGTTTAACTGTTGTTGAGCAGCGCTGGTCTGATCAAGTGCTGCCTGTGTGGTTACAGCTTGTGTGGGAACTTGGGTGGGGGGAGCGGGCGGTGGCGGCGCAGGAATGTATTCAACTTTAGGAGAAGGTGCTTTTTTGCCGCTCATGACTAATTGTTGTTCTGAGTACTATTGTAACAAAGGAAATTAACCGGCCTTCATGCCCATACCAATTCCAGTGGCATTAGCAACCATGGAGTTGTAACGGGCACGCTGCACCGCGTCAAGCATATTTGCTTCACTGTTCGATGCCGCCTGCATCTGTTCTTGATAAAGTGCACCACGTTTTGCAATATTATTTGGATCGTTGGCTGCAATCAATTCTTGATTAGTCAAATCTTGAGAACGGAGCTGCAGCGCTTCGTTCATTAGTTGTTGACGATAACCGCTTTCTAAGGCAGCAGTACGTACATCGCTACCAAGAGCAAATGCTGCGTTTCGATTCTGTAGATCGGCTAAATCTTGTGAAGTGATCGGACTTGCTACTCCTTGTGGAGTAAATGGGGTTAGTCCAGTTTGTGTTGCTGGTTGGGTGACACCAAGTTGGCCACCTTTTTGAACCCAGTCCCACACCCCACTTGAATCAATGCCTGAAGATGCGCCAGGAGCTGGAGAAAATGCAGTTTGTTTAGCTCCCGTACCTGAAAAAGTTTTTTGCCAAGAAGGACTCTTACCAAGCAAAGAAATAACGTTGTTAAACGTTCTACTGCCCCATTGCGGTGAAGTAGTTGCCATGATCAATAGGAGAAGGTTGTCCGGGCAAGCGCACCAGTGTCAGCAAGTGCTTGCTTAGCAAGTTCAGCGCCATATTGTTGGCCGCTGAGAATCAATCCTTGTTGCGTACCAAGCTGTGTCTTCAGACCAGCCATTGCAGCTTGCCGTTGCAAATCCCGCTGACGGAATGTTTCAGATGTTTGGTTAATGTAGTTATTTTGAAGATTGGCAAGCGCCATGTTATTGCGCTGAATTTGTTGCGCAGTGTTGATTGCACCCTGTGTGCCACCAAGGGGATTTGCTTGTGCAAAAGCACCTGGTGCATATCCGCTGATATCAGGAGCTGCTGCACCTTGAGGAGTAAAGGCAGGCAGTCCGTCCTTCATGAACTGCTGTTGGCGTTGCATTTCGTTATAATAACCGCCACCGCCCAAAGCAGTGTCGATTGGTCCACGACCACCGCCGCCTCCTGTTCCACCGCCACCTTGCCTGCCATCGCTAGCTAATGCTTGTTGACCATACGCTGCAGCAATTCCAACTGGAACAGCGGCTGCTCCAAGTTTTGCTGCTTGTGTAATTCTGCTACCAATAAGTGCTTTTTCGGCAAGAGAAGCACCTTGTGGAATAAGCTTACCTGCCAACGGAATTCCTTGCGCCGCTTCTGCTGCAGTGATGCTGCTACCAGCAAAAGGTGCTAATTTGCCCCCAAAGAAAGAAAGTCCGCCTTTAGCTGCTGCACCTGTTAAACCGCCTGTAACTCCCCCCAAAAGGGCTCCACCAATATTTCCTTTCTTTAATTCAGGCGCTGCACCAGCAGCCGCTGCAAGATAAGGAAGGGCTTGCATTGCAAATCGACCAACTAAAGGTGCGGCTTCAGCTGCGGCTTCTAAGCCACCCATAATTAAAGGCAGGACCATAATTTAACTCCTCTTGTTAAGTATTTTAGTAGAGATAAGCTTAGGTTTTAAATTTACTAACTGGCCTACTTAGAACCTAAACCACTACCAAAGCCACCAGCAAAACTAGAAGCTACGTTACCGAGGATTTGAGCTGGTAACTTCCAGGGTGAGTCTTGACCCTGAACACCTTGAACAACCCAAGGATTTTTACCAGCATTCGGGTCATACATGCTGAAGTTAGGGAAAATTTGAGAATTGCCACTTCCTGATGAACCGCCACCAAAAGCAGCACCCCCTCCTCCACTTTGTCCCATCATCCCTTGGTACTTCCCAGATTCCCCTAATCCTTGAACAAAATTATCTAGAAAACCTTTACCTGGTTTATATTTAAGTGCATCTGACCAGCTATATCCTGCTTTGTCCCCTGCTGGGTTCCAATAGTCTGACGGCGACGGTCCAGTAGAAACACTAGGTGTAAAGTTGACAGAAGACTGCCAATCCGGTTTAGTCGTTGTGTCCCCTGTTTTGTCCCAGTAACTAGAATAAAACGCCATTACATTAAAAATCTATTTTAGTATTCTACAGGAACCGATTTAAAGACCTGAGTAGTATCCGCCGGGGTTTTGCATCTGTGCTAAGAACATAGCATTATATTCGGCCTGCTGACGCGGTGTCACATACGGCCCCTTTTTCTGCTCTTGCTGGCGCGGACGGGTCAGTGCTTCCTGCAACGCACCAACTGTTACTGCAGTTGCTAGCCCCGTTCCAACTTCAGCTGTTTTTCCTAGGGTTTGTGCCACAGGAGCATGAGCCAAGAACCCCGCTACCCTCCCACGTACTCCTGGAGCATCTGCATACTCGGCAACACCTAGCGCAGCCCGTTCAACTGCACCACCAACTGCGGGTGCAGCGGTCTTAATAGCTTGTCCTCCAAGTTCTCCTAAATATTTAGATAAAACAGTTCCAGCAAGGCGTGGTGTTGTTGCCATTATTTTTACTAAACTTGGATACCTGAGGCACCTGGATACTTCATTTTATCAGCTGCTACTGTTCCAGGATAATTAATCTCTGCGGGTTGTTGTTGTTTAATATGTTCAAGTCCTGCTTGAGAGACTTTTTGATTTTGCGGAATTAATCCGTTATCAACTGTATATTTACTTAAAAAAGAAGAACTCCAGTTCTGATCATTTTTGTCATCCCATGCTGGTTGCGAACCAAAAGATTTAATTTTTGCTAAAGACTGTTGTGCTGCATCATCAGCAAACTGTTGTTTAGAGAAACCAGGGGCATCAGGCTGTTTAGCGTATGCACTTTTCCAAGGGTTCTTGTCTCCTTGATTGATTGGCGCAAAAGGTCCTAGGGTCCCATTGTCAACAGGCTGTCCCTTAAAAACTGCTTGATCAGTTAAATGAGGAAAATTTTGATTAAATAGTGGACCAGCCATTTTCAGCTATTCCTCACTTACCTGTGTGCTTGCGAAGCTTGGAAAGAGTTTTAGCAAGGTTGGCTTGCTTCACAGTTTTTTTGTCATACTCATCAGGATTTGCAGTCACCTTAGCTGCAAACTCAGCTGTAGACATGCCTGCATCTTTTGCTTTTTTTGAAAAGACACCAGGATGCTCACTGGTTGCTTCTTGAATCCACTTGCCAGCTTCAGCCATGATTACTTTTTAAATAAGTTGACAGATTACCAATACAGTAGAACACACCTTGATAACTACTGTAGTAATTGACTCCAGGGGAGCCATGGTGTGTTCTTAGCTGTACTTAATTTAGCACCGGTAACTACAGTCGCCCGTATGCACTGGGATGGAAAAAGCCTTCCCCGTGTACCGCCATCATGCCTGTCGGCTGTGGTACAGAAGATGGTCGCTGTGCTTGTAGTTTTTTGTAAATATCTGCGCGGCCTGCTTGACGGCCAGCTTCACGTTGAAGTTGCTCGGTTAACAAATCGTGGTGTGCTGGTTCCATTTGTTCAATGCCTGGGGCTTCGGTGGCGCCGAATTTCTGTTCAGGATCATACCCGGTTTGACGGAGCTGTGCAATATTTCTCATTTTTTCAACGCCTTGACGTAAGAAATCTTTAGCAGCTGGTGCGGTACCGGTTTGCACCATGTGACCAGAGGGCTCATACTCAGAGGCAGGCTGTGTTCCCTGGAGGCCTGCAAGTTCAGTCAACCCTTGTTGTGTTGCTGCTACGTGTTGTCCCACACGACGATAAACATTTGCATCGCTTTGTGCCAATGCTTGCATCTGTCCTTCAAGAATATCAGCTACTTTAGGTTTGGCTCCATATTTTTCTGACAGCACTTGATTACGAAGCAATTCCCGTTGTTCACGGTTCATGTGCCCATGTGACCGCAATAGTGTGCTATCCAGATCCCGAATTTCCTCATGGCTTGGGCCAGTGGAAGTAGACGGTGCAAAAGACTGCGACGTAACAAGCTTCTCGCTTTCAGTAACAGGTTTAGTCTCTAGAGACTCACGCGCTTCCGTGCCTGGTGCTGCACCCCTGGCAACCTGCCGCACTTGGATTTCAGGATTGATATGTCCTTGACCAAACCGTTGTGCAGTTGTGGGCGGTGTCACATCCATGGATGCCCGCACAGCTTGAGGCATGCTGGCAGGTTCTGTTGGGCTTTGAATATCGCGTAAAGAAGGATTCTCTGCTCGCATCTGCGCATATTGCGGTGAGCTGCGGAAGGCTTCAACATGCGCAGCAGGTGTATAACCAATCAGTTCATCCTGCCCTTCAGCAAGTTGAACGGGCGTCTCAAAAGGAGTCCCAGCTTGGATATTTGATTCTGCCGCTTCTGGGCTAACTGCAGTTGAGGATACCCCTAAACCCCCTAAGAAATTAGAAACGCGGGAATGCAAATTTTGGAGTCCTTCTGCAACAGGACCGGTTCCAGTCTCCATATGATGTTTTGCAATAGCGGCGCCACCAGCAAGCATCCCTGCGGCCAACGCAGTTTTGCCAACTGCATCAACAGCACGACTTAATCTGCTTTTTTGTGGTTGCGGAACAAAACCACCTTGGCGACCAATACTATTAACAAAAGTACTCACATGGGGCGCCAGGCTCATGTACTCTTCGGGTGTGCGGGGATATGGATTACCTGTCAGTTTCGACCAGATGCTGAAATCTTGCGGGGTTGCCGACACTGTATTGAATTACCTAGATATAAACGATTTTAAGTCAGATAAATGTGCAGCAAGTGTTTCCCCTAAAAGCCCATTAAAAGGGTCGATTTAGGGAAAATTTCGCGGCAGCCATCAAGCGAGCTCTGTAACAAAACTTCACGTGAGAGAAAAAAAGAAAGGAGGGCGTGACGGATTGTGACTGAATGTGAAGAAATATTTGTTAACAGTGTAAAGCAGGCTGTTTTGGTTGCGCGGTGCTGTCCGAGCTGCTATGATTAGGGAGTCGGGCGAGAGCTCGGCAATCGATCCACTTATTAGGGTTCAAGCCATGGTTAAATCAGTCCGCAATTTTGAAGTGTTCCACCGCACTTGGTGGCGAAAGAACCCCTCCTGGCCTGATGGCCGGGAACCAGGGGTAGGCCGTTCTATCCGTATTGGATGGGCGGAAACTGAAGAACAAGCCCGCGAAATGTGCCGCAAGTGGAACTCAACCCACAATCCCGGCCATTTATCGGATAAAGCCGAATACACAGCAAATTAACTGCTAGACTTCAGCCCGGAGAGCTTCGGCTCTCCCTGCTGGACTCACCAGCATTCAATCCACCTATCACGGATTCTCTCTAATGACTAACAGCACAATCGGCGCCAATCCAGCAATTAGCCTGCAGTTTCTAACGCCAACGCCTGACGGTTCAACAGCGTGGGTCACCCAGCTGCAGACTGATACAGAGGCATGGGCCTGGGAGTGGTTGGATCGCCTCGAGCGTCAATATCCCACGCGTAAGTGGCGTTGGGTTCGAACGCTTGAGGATTCCGCCTATCCCAGGGTTTAGATTCTCTCCCGGAGGCCTTCGGGCTTCCCTGAGGGATTCTCCCCCTCAAACCTCCCACCTAGTACGGTTCCCCCATGTATTTTGACCGTTTCGATATCTGCGCCGCCCATTGGATGTTTGCCATGCTCTGGCATGACGGGCAAGGCAGCGCAATTTATGCAAAATTCGGGCAACTTGACCGTTTACGGTTCCGGCCATCCCCCCTCTGGCAGGATCCTGCCGATCTGCCCGAGAATGCCCGTGAGATTTACCGCCAATTGGTAGTTAATCACTGCGGCATTCACTCCACCGCTCTCGCTTGACACCATGGGCCCCCTCCGGGGCCTATTTTTATCCTTTTTCACCCTTTCACTCATGCCAGACTCCCGCCAGACCGACAAACCACGCCAAAT